TACCAAGAATGGTCTGTATCTAATTTTCTTTTTTGTAGAAGGCAATTCCAACTCATAAATTGGAGTATTAATCTTTGGTAATGGCATAACAACCCATTATAATTTCAGTTGTGATTATTTATCGTGGTTATGCCACAGAATTATTTGTTCTAGCTAAATCTAATCTGCCAGTTTGATCTGCTGCTTGTCTAATTGAACCTTCAAATGGTTCTACTTCAGCCAGGCTTTGACGAAGCCTGTCACTAGAAATAGTACCATCTGAACGACCAACAAATGATCGTGAATTTTGCTCAATATCCTTATTGCTATTAGAGCCACTCTTTACACTCTTAGATGTGGATTTACCAGCAATATATCTCTCATATTCAAAAGAAGCACTGACTTTTAATATATTAGAACTATCATACGAAACTGGAATAGAAGTTAAATTTTTGGGAAATAAACCAATGAAAGTATATTCAATCTCCTTTCTAAAATCTCTATCAAATTTAACTATTTTTGTTTTATCACACTTATATTCATCAGGATATCTCATTCTATAATAATACCTTCTTTCAGTTTGATCCTTTCCAGATCCACTTGCAATGAAATCTATCCAGTGTTCTAAAAATTTAATCATTCTATAATCAGAATCAACATAAAACTCTAACTGCATTTCGGTAAATATTCTGGAATGTGCCATTTTTTCCTGCACACCCATAAAATTTCCATTAATATCTGCTGTTGCTAATGAACTTCCCGGAATAGAAGCAGAAGAACACAATAAACCGGCAGATCTTGTAATGAATGAAGTATCCACACCTCTTTCTTGAAGATAACTCGAAAGTCTATCATTCAGACCTCCAAAACTTACCTCATAATGAGATGTTTGTGCTAGTTTAGCAACTACTGATTTGAGTTCAGATATTTTCTTGGGTCTTGGCACTCTAAATACCTATACGACTACTTTATTATTAGTTATTTAGATGTCATATAAAGGATATTACAAACCATCTTATCCTAAGAAATATAAGGGTGATGCGAACAACATTATATACCG